GGCGTGGTTCGATGAACATGATACCGCCTCCATGGCCGCCTACCTGCAGCGACGGATGAGTCCAATCACCCAAAGGGGTAAGTTGGCCGGCCCGATGTTTCTCGGGAAGCAGCCCTCCTGCTTCCCATATGGGGATGCTGTGGCAATGTCTGCGGCAATAACGAGAATAGGGTCGAAGAGGGAGAACGAGGCAAGAAGAGACGTATTTGAAAGGATGACAAGGTGGTTGATGGGCACAGGGCTTGTGGTGCCACTGGAGCCTATGTCTTGGGCGGATTTCATCACCCGATTTTCAGGGGCCAAGAAGCAAAAATACGAGGAGGCACGTCGTGAGATTGACTTTGGTTGGCTTCCGGGTGAAGTGTGTTTCTCTGGTTTTGGAAAAGCTGAACGATCGTATTCTACGGAGTACGCCATACAGATTGGCATGATCGAGAAACCGTCAGAGAGGCCACGCTTCATCTGTTCTCCGGACCCGCGTGTGCTCGCTAAGCTAGGGCCATACACCCAAGCTCAAACGCACTGGCTCCATGATGCCTTCCCGGTGACGAGTGGGAACTTCTATGCTGGTTGCTCCGACCCAGCTGAGCTTAACGCATGGCTTCGGGAGGTGGTGTCGACGTACAATGAACCGTATGTGATCGATGATGATGTGAGCAACATGGATTCTAACCATTCTATTGAGTCTTTCAGGCTGCACCGGGTAGTGCGTGCTTTCCAGTACGCTAACCTTGGAGCAGACGTCAGAGCGCTCTATGATGGTGAGGAAGAAGAGCTGCATGTCAGGGTCGGACGGTTCAAGTTGATATTGGAGTGGCGGAACGGATCAGGAGTGCCGGATACATCATACAAGAACAGTTTGTTGTGCATAGTTATTCGGGCGTTTGCTACTGCCCATGCGTTGCACGACCTGACTACCCTCAGTGAGGATGCGACTGAACGATTGTTAACCGACATCTCAAGACAGTCGCACTGCGCTGCCGCAGGAGATGATGGTAAGCGCTATTGTGGCGAACGTCTCGCAGGTGTAGACATGCGGGACTTCAACATCGCTCGCTACCGACAGTGGTGGGCATGGTGTGGCTTTGGTGTCAAAGTGTCTGTTACGCCACCTAACCGATGGCGGATGGGCACATTCCTCGCCCAACGACCTGTTTGGAACGGGGAGGCCTACGAATGGGCACCAGAACCAGCGCGACGTTTGCAAGGTTGCTTTTGGCAGATCGATTGTGGGTTGCACCCGATTGCATGGGCTCGCGGCGTGGCCACACAACTTGCTCAGCAGGCACGTGCGCACCCTGTGATCTACCCAATCTGCGACTGGTACCTTCGCAACACCAGAGGCCCGGTGGCAACTGACGTCGAGACAATACATCAGTACTCGCCATTCCGTGGCATGAAGAGTGCCGGTGTCGTCAATGAGCGGTGTATCAATGAGTTTCTTTTGGACTATCACCTCACTAAGAGGGATTACGACGTATTCCTCGGCATGTTGGAATCTACAAAAGATGTCCTGGTGAACCTCGACTGCCAGGTCTTGCGTGCTGTATATGCCGAACAATCTTGAGGACCCAAAACACCTTTCCTTTCTTTTGTATGTCTTGTCTGTTGTGTACTAACCGTAGCGCAGAAAATGAGAGCTCCACGAC